GCCTCTCGTCGATCTACGCTCGCCGGCGTGACTTCTCGGTGCGGCTGTTCGATCAGGTCTACGCGACCACGGATCAGCTGCTCCTGCAAGGCACGATGCTATTCGATATCAACCACCACAGCCTCGGATCGACCAGCGAGGTCGGCCCGGTTGTGGCTCTGAAGACCGCTGGATCGTGATAGAGACACAAGGAGTATCACCGCGATGTTTCATGCTCAGTTCGACAAGGTTCTTGCCACGCTCCCGACGGCTGCTGTCGGCGCAACTGCCACCAGCACCCTGACGATCGACCGGCTTGGCTTTGACCACGTCAGTGTCTCTGCCCTTCGGGCGTCGAATGCCTCAACGGTGTTCGCCAGCGTCCTGAAGGTCGAGGAGTCGGATGTCAGTGGCTCAGGCTACTCCGATGTCACTGCCCTCGTGGGCGGCGGCACCGGCGGCTTCTCGATCCCGGCCGTGACGGACACCGACGCGGCGTCGATCGTGAAGATCGACATCGACGCTCGGGCCAAGAAGCGTTATCTGCGGGTTTCGATGACTCCGGGTGCCTCGGCAACCCTTGCCATCGTCGCCTCGCTCTCGAAGGCTGAAGAGTCTCCGACGAGTGTTACCGAAAAGGGCGTGATCGGTCACGTCGTTGGCTAGTCCCCGAACCACGCGGGACGGCCAGTGACGGCCGACAAAGGCGCAAGGAAGCGCGCCCGCTCCTAACAGGAGCGTCTCATGCTTATCCGTATCGGTCAGTGCGAAGCCGAGGTCAAGGTGGCTGCTCTTATGAGCACACCTCGCCTCGGCTTCACTGATAATTTCTTCTGTGTCGCTCAGGCACTCGCCCCTCACAAAATTTCTCCGGTGAAATTTACCGGGGCATTCTGGGGCCAATGCTTGCAGAACTCCCTTGAGGACACGATCGAAAATCACGACGTGATCGTGACTTTCGATTACGACACAATTTTCACGGCCAAGACGCTCGAAGCCCTGATGACGCTTCTGATGTACTCAGGGGCAGACGCTCTGGCTCCTCTCCAGACTAAACGCGAGTCAAACACCGTGATGTTCTCGCTCCCCGGCGCAACGCCAGAGGAGAAGACCACGGTGGAGAATGAGTGGTTCAACCAGCCGGTTCAGTACGTTGATTCGGCCCACTTCGGTTGCACGCTCTTGCGAACGAGCGCCCTCAAGAAGGTGCCGAAGCCCTGGTTCATTGCTCACGCCAATGAGGAGGGCACTTTCCGCGGCGGCCACCTGGACGAGGATCTGCACTTCTGGAAAGAGTGGCGTCGTGCCGGCAACACGCTGGGGCTCGCGACCAATATCAGCGTCGGCCACGCCGAACTGATGATCACCTGGCCCAGCCGCGAGGTTGAGGCCGGCAAGGTGCAGCAGCACTGCACTGAGTTCTGGAACAAGGACAGGACGCCGCCAAAGGCGGCCTGGGGGTTCGTCAAATGAAAATCCGCGTACTCAAAGGGTTCAACGGCTACCGAGTCGGCCAGGTCTTCAACTGGGGCGACGGCATGGCTCGGGTGTTCATCGCCCGCGGCCTGGTCGAGGCAGTTGAGGATACGAAAGCCGTCGAGCGGGCCGTCGTGAAGCAGGACGTCGAGCAGGCCGTCGTGAAGCCGACTGTCAAGAAGAGGGGCAAATGACCGTCTCAATCGTCTACGGCTCGCCGCAGCACCCTGACTCGTCGATCACGCCGTATCGCAGCCTGGTTCGGCACACCGCCCCCGTGACGGAGCCTGTGAGCCTGTCTGAGGCGAAGACGCACTGCCGTGTCGATACAGACACCGACGACGCCTATATCACTTCGCTGATCACCGTGGCCCGCGAGTACCTCGAAGAGACGCTGGACGTCTCGGTTCTGGCCCAGACCTGGGAGGCTCGCTACGACGTGTTCCCGCTCTGGGAGGTCGTCCTGCCTCGGCCGCCGATGGCGAGCGGAACTGTGACGATTGAGTATCGCGACGAGGCAGGCCAGACGCAGACGATCACCTCGGCGGCCGGCGAGTTCCAGGTGGACAGGAACATCGTGCCGGGCCGGGTGTACCCGCTCTATGAGCAGGTCTGGCCGGCGGTTCGAGGCGACGAAAACAGCGTCACCGTCCGGTGGCCGGCGGGTTACAGCCAGGCTCCGGCCATCTTGCGGCACGCCTGCCTGCTCCTGATCGCCCACTGGTACGAGATGAGACAGCCGGTGGTGACGGGATACTCGCAGGTTCTTCCTGTTCCGCAGACTTTCCAGACTCTGATGGCCGCCTCCAGCTGGGGTAGATACGCATGAGCTTGAACTCACAGATTCTTCTGTCGCTATTGACTCACGAGGCTTCGTCTGGCGACCTGACGCAGTCGCTTCGAGTGACTCCAGTGTCGTACTCAGCAATCCTCGACGACACCCAGGCACAGGTCACCTGGAGCGACTCTCGGACGCTGTCCGGCGCCAGCAACGTAATCAACGCCTCGTCGCTATCTGACGAGCGAGGGACTGTCACCATGACGGCCCTGAAGGCCGTGTACCTCAAGAACACGTCTACGGCCGCCCTGACGGCCACTCCGTCGCCGGCTGGTGCTTTCGGCGGGACGTACACGATCAGGCCAGGCGGGGCCGCTGTGGCCGTTGCGTCCGACGCCACGGGGCTCTCGGTCGGGACGCTGACGGTCGCTGGTTCGTCGGGTCAGACCTACGACGTGGTGCTGATTGGAGAGGGTACAGTCTCGTGATCGACATCGGCCGCATGAAAGAGCGGGTCACGATCAAGTCTCCGACGACCGTCAGGAGCCGCTCGGGCGAGACGACACTGAGCTTTGATACGACTCTGGCAACGGTCTGGGCGAGCGTGGACGGCCTGTCGAGCCGGGACATCATGCAGGCGCAGCAAGCGAACGTGATCGCGACCCACAAGATCCGAATTCGCTTCCGCGACGACGTCTCTCACACCCACAGGATCGTCTGGCGAGATCGCACGATGGAGATCGCCAGCGTGACGGAGCGGATGGACAGGCAGGTGCTGGAAATCCTGGCAAGGGAGTTGACGTAACATGGCAGTACCTATTCCAGGCACACTTTCTCGCGTCCTCCCCAGCGGCCAGACCGGCGCCCAGCGTGCCAGCAGCTTTGCTCGGGTAAACGTCGAGGGTGCCAGAGAGCTTTCCCAAGCCCTCCTGCGGGCCGCCACCAGCGCCGGAATCGACGCTATTGGGCCACTTACTGCCGCAGCCAGGAAGTCTGCCGAGCAGGTGGCCGCAGCGTACAAGGGCAACGTAAGCCGGGTGACGGGCAACCTGTACCGCAGCGTTCGCGTGCGTGCCGGCAAGAAAAAGTACCCCGGCATCGGCATCGCAGTCGTCGGCCCGCTCCACGTCGTCTCCAAGGACGACGAGTGGGATCTGGAGAAAAAAGGGGCAGGCAATCACGCCTGGCTCGCTGAGTTCGGAACCGGCCCCCGCCGGCCAGCAACGCAGAACCGACGCACCTACTTGAACGTCAATCAGAAGATCAACGGCCGCTTCAATCGCGTGCCCAATGGCGGCAGACCATTTGACAATGAGCAGTTCGAGCGGATGGGCCGCGGCTTCTACTTCCTGATGGGAAGTAAGAACGTGCCCCAGCGGGCTCAGGGCAAGGGAGCGTTCGTGCCGGACGGCAAGGGCAGCACCAGACCGTACTTCCTGGCCCCTAACGAGACGTACCCCGCGATGCCAGCCAAGCACTGGATGGAGCGGTCGATCCAGCAATCCGGCCCAGCGGCCCTGAACTCGCTTCTGGCGGCTTTGCGGAAGCAGATCGACGGCCTGTCGAAGGGAGCGGCATAGATGCTCATTGCCCCAGAAGACGTTGTGTACCAGAGGCTGGCATCCACGCCTGGTGTGGCCCGGTATGTCGGCTTCCAGATATTCCCGGTGGCCGTGCCGAATGGGGCTGAGTTCCCGTTCGTCGTGTACCGCCGGGCGAACATCAGCCGCGAGAGCACGCTGGGCGGCCCGCTTCTGATGTTAAATAGCCCTGCCGAACC